CTGATACTGGTAGTCGAGTTTAACGCCTGATCGACTAACGGCATTGGGCAGGGCAAGGATTTGCACCTTGCATAGCTTCAGGGTTTCGGAGTACACTGTATCGTCATCATACAGCGCAGAAGCCTTGTCCGGACTTGCCAAGCGTCTACCCGTTCCGCCACCTGCCATAAAATGACCCCACCTGGTCCGCGGTGCTCTCTCAAGCCCTAAGCGTGTGGGGTACTATTCTGCTATCAGCCTCACGCATGAAGCTGGGTGCTTTAGCTACACCATGCTGCGGGTATTCTCCGCTCGCTCTCCTCAGATTGCGCCTTAATCATAAAATTATCGCCACTTAAAAGTAACTATTTTACTTTTAATGTCTTTGTCGTAAATGTGCATGTCGCCATTGATGTCAGTAGCGTAAATATTTTCCACCACATAGCAATCGTCCTTGTCGCGCTCAAAAATCCGTACATTTATGTCAGTTGGTGTGATTTCTATTTTTGTAACATCTTTGTTTTCAATCCCAACTTCTTCCAATACGGAACATATAAATGTTTCGACTAAATCTTTTAGCATTTTCACTCCTCAACAGCGCTCGCCGCCCGTGCTATCTTGCCATCAACCGTCTGTCCGCTTGCTCTAGGCATAGAAAAAGCATCAGCCCGCTCTTGAGCCTCTTTCTTCTTCTGTGCTTGCATTTCTTTGTATGCTTGGTTAGGATCGTCAACAAACGGTACAAGGTTCATCAATATCGAATCAGGCACAAATCCTCTCATTTTCAGAATATTGTCAATCAGCTCAGTTTCATTGATGATCTCGTCATAATGGAAATTGACCTTAACATATCTGTAATCATAAGCACTGTTATCAGCTTCGTTTATATCTGTAGTGATAAACCAAAACAGCTTTTTCATGCCGCGCTTCAATTCAACCACAACACCGTTAGCCTTTGATCTCAATTTAGCGTATCTCATGTGTAACTCAGTCGTATTTACGTTGCCGGAACGCTCTATGTCAAACATAATGCCTTGGCCCAGGTTGTAAATATCTTTCTTGAGCACATCGAGATATTCTATACGTTCAGAAGTGTTAAGCGTGACTTGTTTAGCGTCAACATCGCCCTCAGGATCGTCGATTGATACCGCCTTGTTAAGCTCTATCTTTTTCCTGATCATGCCGGACAGCTCGCCGCCGTAACCGCGGACAATCCAGAATAAAGCGACAAGATCAATAGAATCGTTAGTCAGCTTCGACGAAAGCAAGTTATACGCGTCTTGCAATCCTTTAATTCTGTTTAAAAACGGCGTTCTGTCCTCATTGGCTTTAACTTCAATGATTGGAGCAACTCCCCAACTGCGGCCTGTAATCTCAGGCTCAATGTCTGTGCCTAAAATAACTGATTCAAGCCAATGCGGGGCCGGATTAGTGCCCTCTTTTACCGATTCCAACACGAAATTGCCCGTATTATCCTCAAGATAGTACGTAACTTTCTCGGAATCCCACCACTCGACGCGCCTACGCTTGTACTCCCTGCCGTTCTGAATAACAGTTATTGGATAATAGCGCAAAAACTCTACAATCTCGTCCTGATATTCAGTGTCATGCACCGGAATTATACTCAGAGCGTCAAAAACGACATATTTTAACTCACCTTTACGATTGTAATAAGGGTGTATATACGTTTTGCCCTTTTTCCTAGCCTCTGTAATAACCTTGCGCAAGAATGGTTGAAATTCTTCATCAGTCGTGACCATTGTCAAGCTGTTCTCATACATTTTTTCAGGGCTTTTAACCTCAGGATCAGTACCAGCACCCTCAACGCTCACAACAACCGGTCGGCCTAAAATATAATCGACCTCCTGATCAATCAGATCAGCATAATAGTTGTGCACATTATGATGGTTTGAGTTGTTCTGGTTTATAATCAGCTCAGGAGAGTACACCGTTTCAGTGCCGTAGTTGCCCTCTTTGGTTTCATACGCATAAGACTTCTGAAAGTCCTTTTGCAACACATCATGATTACCCTTGTAGTATTCTTCTCCGGCTTTCATTGCCGCATACTCAGGCGATCTCTCATGATCCTCAATCATATTTCTAATGATGTCCGAAATGGAATAAGCAGCGTTTGCCCTCAATCTCGCTTTGATCAACTCTAATTGTGTAATATACAAGCTAAACGGCCTCCTTCCTTATCGGATTCTCGTACTTGCCATAAAGTCTTGACAAGCGTAACGTGTAGGATCAATTAAATGGTTGTTAGTATCTGGATAACCACGCTTAAACCCACCATTAGGATCAGGTGCATATTCATATCCGGCAAACTCTCTAGTAGCATTAGGACAACGCTCAGTATCTATGACTATCTCTGACACTTCACGCGTCAGCCAACGCATACCACGCTCAATACTGCCCTTGCCTTTCCTACATGGAATTGCGCGAACACCATAACCATTAAGATCAGCTATTGACTTGGGTTCTGCGTTGTCACAGATAACCGGACCAGTCCAGTTTCTGCGCTTTATCCGCTCAGCAGCAACACTGTTTGAAACGCCGTACAGATATTCTTCATCGAATACCAATAACCGTCTGCGCCTCGGCTGCCAGCCCAACCAAACAATACCCAGCGGATCAGGACTAAAGCCCCAGTCAAGCCCGCAAACAGTACGATCAAAGTTTCTGATCTCAGCATCAGTAATCTCTTGAAAAACAAGGTTTCTGAATATCTGCCCGCCTGTACCGACCGCTTTACCCAAATATTCGTGCTCATAGGCCTCAAAATTGTTATCCCTGAGCTGTTCGGCTTCCATGATGAATTGTTCGCCCAACCACTCACGAGGAACCTCTAAATATGTCGAATGATGTACTACTCTGTTTTTAGCAACAATAAGCACTTCCCTGTTTACCCAGGAAACAATACTCTTAGGCGGGTTGAACGTGAGCAAAACCTTGTATATCGACCCGCCACGCAAAACCGACTGACGGATAGATCGAATATGTTCAATACCCTCAAACTCTGCAAGCTCCTCAAACCAAGCATATTTAAAATACCCTTTAGGAACGGCGATTGACTTGAGTTTTAACGGATCGTCAACACCCTCAAAGGCAATTATTTGGCCCGTAGGCTTGTATGTGAGCCGCAGCGGTGACAATCCTGTTTTCCACAAATGATTGACCTTGAGCATGTCTATAGCTCTTAGCATCTGCGAGTAAACCGAATCTCTCAGCGTATTGCCAACACGCCTGAAGATGATAGCATTGGTATGCTCACCGTTAGCGCCATCACGCATTATGCCTAAAGCTATCTCAAGAGCGGCAAATGTACTTTTTGTAGAACCACGCCCGCCCTTTAAGAAAAAATCAGTTTTACTATCGTCGTAAACAAAACTCCTGTGAACATCGTAAAAAGGCGCGGCAATCAGTTCTGATATTTTGACTGTCGCCATGTTAAAACCTCTATTTCTCTTTATACCCTACTAAACAACATTGCTGTACCAGGTATCTCTTAGCCCCGTCTTTTCATTCCAAACAAAACACATCATTGTCTTAGACGCGCTTGTATATGCTTGCTGATGCTCCCAATAAGACGCATTGCACAATGTAGGCAAATACCGAACGACTATACCGCCTACCTCGTCCTCTTGAGTAATGTCTAACTTGGTTTCAAGCCGCTTAATCGAATGGAAATGCCCGGCGTGTACTTCCGCAAAATTGCTCTGCCCGTATTCCGCCTTGGCCTGATGCTGTAACCAGTGAGGCATATTCTTCTTCGCTAAATCTCCATGCGTCCAGCCAACCAAACACTTGCCAAATAATCTAAACTTTTGTGGGTTAGGCGTAGTGTCAAACACAACGTTTGATTCGCGTCTGTATGCCTTTTCTAGCGACTTTAAGAGCATGAACCCCGATACCCTGTCATGATTGCCCGGCGTGTAAATAACCTCTGTCGGGGCAATTAAAATAAGCTGATCAATAAAATCAATCAGCATATCTAGCGTAACGGCAAATATCTTCGGCAGTCGTCCATCGGCCTGCTGGAATGTGCCCTTAGTCGTTTTCTGTTCGTCATTGTCAATGTGCAGCAGATCGCCCAGTGTAACCAACACTATCTTCTTAAACTTGCGCCCCTCGCAACGGGCCAGTATATCTAAAGCACACTGACCAAACCGCTCACGAACTATGCTAAGATCATAATCGGCTCCGGTTTCTTTTCGCCACGCCAATAGCCCGCTATGTAGGTCAGGCAAACATATCTCAAGCACCTCGCCCGACGGATCATATTGTAAAGGATCTATGACCGGCTTATCATTAACAAAGTCCTTGTCCTTGAAATACTGATCCAATGCGCTTAAATCTATACCGTCCTTCAACGGCCTAACCGTCAACCTTGATTGGTACAAAACTATTTTCTTGCCGCCCTTTTTCTGGGCTTGCCAAAAATTGTTCCGATAAGCTACAACTTCCCATACGCCAACCTTAAGCCCATGAGCCTTGATCATCATATCGGGCGTTACTTCCTCACCCTCAATGAGTTCTACAATATTCTCGAACGTATAAGAACCGTTGCTATACTCTTGCTTACCCACAGGTTCTAAGCGCGTGTCAGCGTTAGTGTCACTCTTGACACTTGCTATGGCACTTCCACCATAATTTCTGCGCCACCAACCACGAACCTTAGAACCACTAAAGCGCTCACCGTATTCTTCGGTCAATATATCGGCTATCTGATTGTATGTGTGTTCAGAAGCCTTTAATTGCTTAATACGTTCTTGCCAAGTCATATTCTCTCCTTTTCGCTTTCGCACACGTAGGTCAGTAAAATAAAAAGAGGCTTTTGCATGCGAGGGGGCGGTTGTGATGTGGGGTATATAGCGGCTCCCCGGCTCGGATTTCCAAACACCCCTGATACCCTGTCAGATCACTGGCAGAGCACAGAAAACAATGATCGGCAGCAGGTATAGAAACCTGGCAGCGCTGATCATGTAATGCGATTTTATCAATCAAAATGAATTAGACAAAATAAATGTTATATACAGTTCAGCTGCGCTCGACCTTGTAAAGCCCTGCGGCTCTATCCTTTCGAGCTTTTGCCGTTGCGCTTTGTTTGTAGGTCAATATAACTTATGCAGCCTATATTGTATAAATATTCATTGTAATGGTTATATTATGCAGTTTATTGCATATTCTCTATTTGCTTTCTGTCGGCTTGAGATCGTCGGCAAACTGTACCACTTGATCAGCCTTGAGATGTATATTATCTGTCTTAATGCCTTGTATAGCCGCTAGCAGGTCCGCAGCCTTGATCCTCTCGCGTGTGTGTATCTGAGCGCGTACCTTGTCGCCTCGCGGCGTTACAAGCTCGTCAGTGACGTTTCCGCGGCTCATTTCTGTTAACAGTTCCTGGATTTCTTGAGCATCTGCGATCTTCTTAGTGACTACTTTTGATTGCAAATAACGCACGTATCGGCTAACTCTCGGGTGCTTCAGCAGATTACTAGCAGCAGAAGCCGCACTCCTTGGTGAGTACCCCGCATCTATAGCAGACTGTTGCGGTTGGTTTGTAGCTGCGAATGATTCGCAAAAAGCCTTTTGTTTATGCGTCAGGCTGTTTATATCTTCTTCTGACATGTAGTAGTCGTTATTAGTTGCTGTAGTTTCAGACATGATATAAACCTCCTTTGCTGTTAAAATCGTAAAATTAAAATAACGCAACTGCATTGATTTGCGTCGCGCTTTTGTTTTCGCCAAAATGCGAAATAAAGAAAAGTAACCAAAAGAAAAGAGTTAGATTAACAGAATAACTAATTATATGCTAATAACCTACTATGAGATTATCTAACACAATTCGCTCGGCTGCTGCCGTTGCGCTTGCTCTCCGTCCCGGGCCGGATCGCTGCGCTGTTGCTCTCTGTCTGCGGCTGTGCCTCTCTTGGCGTTCGTTTGCCGCCCTGCTTGCCCCTGTGGCGTGCTGCCTCTTGGCGTGCAGTCCTGCGGCTTCCGTTTGCTTGGGCTTGTCGCCCTGTTTGCGCTGTTGCCTCTGGCTCTTGCGCCGCTTTGGTTCGTTTGCGCCGCTGTTGGCGCTGTGCTTGCTTGCGCTGTGCGGCTGCTCTTTTGCGTTGGCTGTGCCTTGCGTTGCTCTGCTTTCGCTGCCTCGCTCTATTATAATAATATCATGAAAATTATGCCTTTTTATGCCATTCTATGCCATTTGATGCCATTCTATAACACTTTATGCCACATTTTAGCCCTTGTATATTGAATGTTGTCAATGTAATATTGAATACTATGTGTTGCCATTGTTCAGATTTGAACAATGCATTGTTCATTTTTAAACAATGAGTAATGCCAGGCGTTTCCGGCTTTTTGCCTTGTATCTAAATTCGATTTCTATATAAATAGTGACATTTGATCATTTTAGCACTGTTTATCAGATCGCCGTTATACTGTTTCAAATATCTATACAAACATAGGAAAAGCGCCTGCGATTGTGCAGACGCTCTTATTATTATTGTTCGGTGATCCTGCTATATTTTGATAATTCGATCTATACTAGCGCGCAGCTGCCATTGTTTTATATATAGCCTTGCGCCCCTGGTCGCGTCTGCTTTCGTGCCTTTAAAATATGCCGGCTCGCCTGAATCGGTAAAATATACGGCGTATATATTGCCCTCGACCTGGACCGGCTCGGCAGCCGTTGCCGGTTTATAATGCTTTTTGTTATACTCTGCCATTGCTGCCGGTGCACTCTCAGCGCGTATATATGCCGCCTCGCGTCCGTTGTTCGTCACTCTATATACTTTCATTTTCTCGCCCTCCTGCGGCCTCTCCTGCCGCCCTGATCGCTCTTGCTATTGCTATAGCTTGCCAGATGTCCGGCCGTTTGCCTGCTAAATCTTGTATAAAATTGTTCTGATCGGTTTCTTCGCAGCGATGTATGAAGATATGCGCCGCGTATTTACTGAGTTGCTCTTTTGCGTCGAGATCGTCCGCAGCTGGTATTACTGCCGTTTTTCTGTCGTAGTGCAGTTTGTAGAATCTCATTGCCTCGCCTCCTCTATCAATCGTCTGTGCGCCTCTAGCGGTCTTAATCCGTCCAGCCCTGGCAGCCGTTGCCATGTTTCCGCTTCTGTTAGTCGTTTCGTTTTATAACCTGTGCTGCCGCTCGTCGTCTTATGGAAGATCAGCGCGCCGGTTTGATCCTTGACTAAAAACATTGATATGCTGCCCATTTGTCAATACCTCCCGTGCAGCATGTAATCCAGCCGCCTAGTAACTGTTTCCAGTTCTGCCGCGATCGCTTTCAATTGTGCCCGGTTCGCCTTGTCGAATTGCGCGCACTTCTGTTTGTAGCTGTTGCCGGTTCCGTCCTCTGCCGGTTCTATCTCGCTTCTTATTTTCTCGACGTATTGCCGGATATAATGATAGATAGCGTCATTACTAACGCTGTCATATGCTGCCGCGCTTGCCTTGTTTATCTTCATTTTCTCGCCCTCCTGATTATTTATTATTGCTTTCTATCTTGATTCGCTTTTTAACTATTCGGATCGGATAATTGACATTTTCGCGATAACATTTCGCTTGAGCTTTCGCGTCTTTCCAGTTTTCTTCTGTCGTTTCAACCTCCCAGCCGTAGCCGCTTATATACCCTTGTATTTCGTACTCGTCGCGTGT